GTGGAGTGTGACTAGGGCCAGTTGCGCAAGTTGTTACTTGCACAACCCGTAGTCTGTACGCAGGATGGCGTCAGTGGCACTGTCAGCGTAATGTACACCGTAGCCACAATCGCCGAAACCTTGGACCATGGTCGACCACTCAGCGTCGCTGATGTGGTATCGCAAGAGGAACTCGCTCTCCGGGATGCGGAAAGACGGGTACTCCTCGTTGTCGACCACTCTGTACCTCACGTAGTCGCCCACATCCAAACCGCCGACGTGTGATCGTCGCATACGGTCTAGTAGCAGGAAACTGGCTCGTGGGTATGCCCCTTTTAGGAGTGCTTGCTGGAACTCGTTCGCGCGATATTGCATGTCGCCGCGCCCGGGCAAGTCTCCATCGCACGTGCCACTAAGGCGTAAAAGAACGCCCACGTTGAGCACCGGTCGCAACACACCCGAAGTGTCGTACATTGGGGAGTGCTTGAGGAATTGGAAATCCTGCAAGGTGACACACTCATCCACACTAACGGCATAACCAACCCTGGCAGCAGCGGCTTGTACGCCTGCGACCGTCGTGGGTTTATCCTCCATCAGGGCCATCCCGATGAGGATGCTAGCCAAATTGTTGAGGCTAGTGGTTATTGTACTTCCAGAGTACAACTTCGGTGATGTTGGTTTAAGGTAGACCTTCTTGTTTTTGTCCAACACGGACTTGATCCGTATCGGCAAAGAACATTGCTCTACCAGCTTTCTGGCGTCGTCGCGTAATCGTTCTGGGAACATCGCGACATACAACTCAAACAGCATGGGAGCGTGCGAAGCATCGCACGAAGAGATATCCACACAAAACCGTTTGACGCCGACCTCAGTTACAATCGCATAACCGCCATCGTCGGAAAACCCACAAAAGTAGGCCTCACCAGACGGATGGTCGATTTGATTGAAAACACTTTCAAGAATGAAAGGGTCGGCACTCTTAACAGTTTGTATGTAACCACCTTTATAAAAGAACGATCGGTTCGCCTGAGCACGTTTGAGGTACTCGGTGATCCGGAAACCCTGGAGAGAAGCAGCGACACCCATGTCACCGATCCCGCGGGGATATTTGCCAACTTTGGCTATCTCGTTCTTCTTCATTTTGTACCACACTGAGCGCAGCCAGAGCCGTTCGAGCGCTTGTCCTGTCAAGTGCGCCTCAGCCCAGGCTAGCTCACGCAACCTGCGTTTGATGTGGGGATCCATATAATGCTCACGCGCCTCTGTGTAGGCATCCAAGCACTCTTCGAAGATTGGCTCATATGTTCGCGCCAGTTCCTCTAAGTCACCTGCGTGCGCTGTAATAAAATCAGCTTGATTGACAGGGTACAACATGTCACGCGACAATAGAGGTGGGTGATCTTCGGGGAAGCGGAGGCATGTCAACCTGCGGAGTGCTAATCGCATGCAATTGTCACAATTGCAGTAGATGACACCGTCATGATCGACACAGGGGCCGAATTTTGTTCTATACGTCCCATCCATCTGAGTGCCGTGATTTTTATCGGCTCCGGGGAAACTGAGGTCCCCATTGACAAAATATTCACCACCTCGCGTCACTACGAACTGGTGGTTGAATATGAACTCTTTGTCAACCCGACACGCAATTGCCTCCCTGCGTTCCGGGCCGCGACTGTCGGCACCACAGCCACGACCCCCTTCCCATTTGGCGGCCTTGGACTAGTCACCGGCGGCACCCCCAGCTTTGCCATAGCACTCTCGATGTAGATCTCTTGGGCCATGATCAATAGAGTGTTGTTGCGTATGGCGGTGAAGTACTTGCCAGTGTACCTATCCCACAAGTGTTGCGTTGAAGGTGTCTCGAATCCCACGTCAGCTAGTTTCAACTTAACTGTCTCGTATTTTAGGGATTGGAACAGGTTAGCATTATAGCCACTTTGCCAAGCACCATTCTTCTTCGCCACTTCTTTGTCGAGAGAGAGGGCGCGGTATAGTTCGGTGTATATGTCGACATGAACGGCACGCACAAGCCCCAATGACGTCAACAAGTCGTGCGCAATGGTGTTGGAACGCTCCACCATTACGCATGGGCCACAACAGCAAGTGCGATTCACAGCACGCTGGGACACCACAATGCCCGCCATTGGTGAGTTCTCGTCGATCGTGATAGCGGTGGTGGAACAGCACGTGTGCTCGGCCAAGTTAAAGAATGGCTTCATGATGCACTCACCGATACTGTCACTGCCACAACACCACTTACCACCGGGGATCTCTCCGATGTACCACGTTCTCTCCTCAATGTCCATGTAGCTCATGTCTTCCCAATCCGATGGTCGAATCGGAGGACCAAACACCGGTGCGTCGACGAGCTGATCTAGGGTGAGCACATTGAAATCACCATCATCGTCTTTCTTCTTTGGCCTAGTGGCCGCCGGTTTCCTCCACTTACGCAACCAGCGTTGCACCCCGGTCAGATACTCACCGATGCGCCAGTTCGGGACATACTCGACGTCCTCGATGGGTTCGAGAAGGCGATCTGTGTCGGTCTCATCATCATACTGGGCGCCTTTTGATTCCCCTTCGGCCGGTGGCACCTCTGGGATCTCCCACGTTGGGTCGTTGCCTGGCACGGGTGTTTCCTTCTCATGCTTGACAAAAACTAACGCTGGAGCACAGTGTGGTTGCGAGAGATCTGGCTTCGGGTCATCATCACCTTTAATGGGTAGTTTCTCCTCCATAATGGGGACCAAGGGGTTTGTAATCAAATACCGGTTGGCGATGACTGTCTGAATCTTCTCTTCATTGAAATCATGCTGTGCGCAGAAACGCATGGCGTCCCCGTACCCACTAAAGCCCATTATGTCCTTGACGCGTAGCACCATCGGGTTCTGACCCATCGGTCCTCGGTTGGGCTGCAGTCTGGCATTCACAGCCAGTACTGACTCACTGATACTGTAGCCCTTGGCCCGCATCTTAGCGACCTCAACCGCTTTCCGTGTGGTCTCGTGTATGGCTGCGGTGTGCGCATTCAGAACCGGCGCGGTGTTTGCAGGTTCGGCCACATTCGCTGTCGGAGCAACGTGCTTCTGATCGATCGCAGGGCTATTCTCCGGTCCAACCGGGTATTCAATTGCCTCTCGCGCGATCTGGTCATCAGCATCCTGTCGTCCCATCTCCTCCTCTTCAGCGAATTTGACACTCTGCTTAACCGCATCACCATCTCCCTTCTTGGGTCGCCACACAAGATTGGTGGCGTGGTAATGGTAAGGCCGGTCACAATTCTTCCGTTCGCACAACTCGTACGTCCTCTCTTTCCCCTCTGCCTCAGCAAGTCGCCGCGCGGCCGCGGTCAGCGGTTCACCCCCCTGACCTGGAGCTGGGTGGTGATGCCTCCGTTGACAGGTAGCGGCTGGAGTAACTGCGCACTTGGTGAAAACACCATCGCCCTCAATCCCGCCTTTATCAAAGGCGCGCGCTTTTCCTTGGTCACGCCGCTTCTTCTCGCCTTTGAGGTGGCGTTGGGCGCGTATGACTCCGCTGACAACTGCACAGGTCTTACCACAATATGGATGCAACCGAACACCATCGTAATACCGCTCTTTACTGCACCCTGGCGTGGCACACAATTTCGGGTCGCCGACGAAGCGGCTAGCCTTGATCCTCTTGGCGTCGCGCTCGTTCTTGGAGCGTTCACGATGCTCTTTGGTGACTTGCGGCCGCACCTCACTCATTGTCAGCCGCCAGAGTGGCGGTGCTTGTGGGCGAATCTGAACCAAAGACGCAGCGTGTGCCCGGTACAAAACGTTGTTGACGGTACTTTTCGGGAGGCTGGTTTGCTTGGCGATGTGGGTCCCGACCCACCACCGGAGCGGTTCACTCGCCATGTGGTCCAAAACGATAACAGCCCCGGGCACTGACATGACGGGGTGGTCTCCGGCCTGGGTGTACGCGGGATCCCCAACTGAAATTTGAAGGGCGACCAACTCTGCGAGAGGCACCGGGGCCGGGTTCTTGTCTAACTCGCGCATCATATCCGCAACTATGCTCCTGAGCTTTCCCTCGTAAGAGTCAAGCAACATGCGCGCACTGGGCCAGTATAGCCTTGGGGCTCGGTACAGGAGTTGCTCCACCCGCGCGCACTCACGCTGTAAACATTTCAAAACATCGGCAGACGGGTGCTCGCTGAAGTGCTGCAACTCCTCGTCCGACATAAGTGTGACTTCGCCCCCATTGTCCATCAACTCGAGGGCCGGGAACGCTGGTGGATGTGGTCGGCTAACTGTCATAATAGCTTGCAGGTCGGTCGTCACCGACCCGCTCCCCGGGGGTTGCCGGGGCTGGGGCTCAATTACCTCCCCACAATTCGGTGCAAGACAAGACTTCATGGCGGGCCAATTTCTATGTCCCTGGGTTCCCTGCTGCTTCTGATCCGCTCGTGCCTGTCGGTCCAAGACGGTTGACAGACGGTCGCTGGGAAGTAATGCCGCCGCCTGGCTCGGGGCCTGGCGGAGTACTGGGGGGCGTATAGCCCCCCCCGCTGTGCAAAAATGTCACCCGGGTTGCAAATCCGGCTCTGTTAAACTCCCTGAGCGGGGAGGTTCGGCGATCACTTATGCGAGGATTGGGCTTTCTGAGGGCCTGACCCATGTGATCTTTTAACCTTCATCGCCACGTTGGCGGCATACAAGGTGGTCGCGTTCGTCCGCTGTATTTTAGTCATTTGTG